AACAATCGGTGATATACTTAGGGTTAAGCCTAGTGTATCGAATGAAATGTACAATGCGATACAGTTGTGGTCTAGGATGTATGAAAATAAAGCGCCTTGGTTGAGAGAGCCAACAAAAGAATCACCCGTTCGTGTCGTGTCTTTAGGTCTACCTGCACTTATCGCAAGTGAAAAAGCAAGAATGGCTACTCTTGAAATGGAGGCTGAAATTAATGCTCCTATGGAAGAGATTGAAGAGCCTAATCCTGATTATATACCTCCGGGAGTAGATGAGTTTGGTAATACTACACTAGGTCAAGGCACAATGACAATTAAGAAAAATGTGCCTAAGGGAAATACTGAGAGAGCAGATTATTTAGCAGACCAGTTTGAGAAAGTTAAAAAGCAAATTCGTAGGCAACTTGAATATGGAATTGCTAAGGGTGGTATAGTAATTAAACCATATCCCGTATTTGATGCCAATTTTAAAAATTCAGAAGCCTCAGCAAAGACTGTTATTTCGAATTCAATTGAGGATAAAGATAAGAAAGATTATCATGCTCAGTTAGAGTTCGAATATGTTCAGGCAGATGGTTTTTATCCTTTAGCATTTAATGCAAGTGGTAAAATGACAGAGGCTGCCTTTCTTGAAAGAAAGATAGATAAAGATACTGTCTATAGTAGGGTTGAGTATCATAAACTTGAAGGCAAGTATTGTACAGTAATGAACTACGCTTTCAAATCAACTAATATTGATGGCTCTCATAATTATGGTAGTACTATCAGTGAAACTGAACTTGGCACGCCCATTAAATTGAGTGAAGTACCTGAATGGGCTGGTATGGAAGAAAAGACAGTACTTGGTCCTGTAGATAGAGTACTCTTTGCGTATTTTAAGATGCCTGAGGCAAATACAATTGATACATACTCACCGCTTGGTGTATCTGGCTATAGTAGAGTAGTCAGTCTCATCAAGGATGCCGATATGCAGTATTCACGAATGCTTTGGGAGTTTGAAGGCGGTGAACTTGCAATTGATATTGACCGAGATGCTCTTAAACTTGTGCAAGATGCCGAAGGAAATGATATTACAAAAATACCCATTTCTCAGGAAAGGCTCTTCCGTAAGATAGACCTTAACTCAGAAGAAACTTACAATGTATTCAGTCCTGCTTTAAGAGACCAGTCCTTACTCAATGGACTTAATACGATTCTTGTTCGTATCGAAGATTGTACTGGAATGAGTAGAGGTACAATCTCGAACACACCTCTGAATGAAGCAAAGACCGCTACAGAGTTAAAGATTCTTAGACAGAGAAGTTATTCAACCAATGCCGATATTCAGCAGGCACTTGAAGATACGCTTAAGGACGTTGTTTATATAATGGATGCCTATTGTTCATTATATGAAATCACGCCCGAAGGTGAATATGAATGTTCATTCGAATGGGATGATTCAATTCTTGTAGATATAGAGACAGAACTCTCCAAGAGATTAACTCTTATGCAGAACGGTCTTGCATCTAAACTTGAAACAAGAATGTGGTACTTCAATGAGACTGAGAATCAGGCTAAAGCGGCTTTACAGAAAATTGAAGATGAAGCCCGTAGAGCAATTGAGACCAATATGATGGCACAGTCTCAGTTAGGTGAAGAAGCGCAGAATCAGAAACCTGGCACATTCACACCTGAAAATCTTTCAAATCCTACAGCCGGCGTAAAGGCTACAAATGAGCAGAAAGTTAAGAATATGCCTAAGCCGAATGAGCAGGAAGACGAGAGTAAATGAAGTACATAATAATGTGTGGTGGTTGGGCTTGTAATGCTGACAAGCCCAAACATTTTTTTGAATATTGTAATGAGCCAATAATCGTTCGAACAATAAGGTTACTTAAAGAGTGCGGAGTTGTAGACATAGCAATAACAACATCTCCCAATAAAGTAAACAAGTTCAGTAATTTAGGCGTAGAAGTAATTCCATATGAATCAAATAATATACCATTTATATGGTTAGATGCATTTTATCCTACTTCTGAACCTGTTTGCTACATATTTGGGGATGTTGTCTTTTCTTATGAGGCGATTAAAACTATCGTAAATAAAGAAACGGACGATATAGAATTCTTTGCAAGTGCACCACCGTTCTCTAACAAATATCCGAAAACCTATGCGGAACCATTTGCATTTAAGGTTGTCAATCAGAAACGATTTAGAGAGTGCATAGATATAGCCAATGATTATGATAGACAGAGAATTTGGCAAAGACAACCCATAGCGTGGGAGTTGTGGCAAGTAATAAAGCACACACAGCCTAATATAATAGTATATACCAATTATACTGTTATAAATGATTATACTTGCGATATTGATTATGAATATGAGATGAGGCAATGGAGAAATATCTAATACATACTTGTCGAGATAGATTATGGTATGTCAATGAGTATTTGATACCATCAATGCAAGAGCAAGGTATTAATAATATACTTGTGTATGAAGATAAAAGACAAGAAGGCCAATTAGTGTCGTTAATGAAGAGCCATGAACTTATAGGTGATGCAGATGTGTGGCATTTACAAGATGACATAATTATAAGTAAAAACTTCAGGCGAATGACTGAAACTTATAATGACGGCATAGTTTGTGGCTTTTGTAACAGTTATTCGGATGGTAAACCTGGTTATGTGAATATGTCAGATATGTGGTATTCAATGCTATGTATAAGAATACCAGGTAATATATTTGAGCAATTCATGAAGTGGTTGGATAAATCAGAAACAAGGCAAGAATATAGGCCATACTTTTTAGACAATAAACATGACGATGCTTTTTTGAAGATATTCCTAGATAGGTTTTATAGCGATACTAAAGTATATAATTTAGCACCTAACATAGTCAATCATATAGACCATTTAATAGGCGGGTCAGTGCTTAATAAGGATAGAGATAAGACAACATCTGAATTGATGGCTACGTATTGGGAAGAGCCAGAGTTGCTGGCAGACATAGAAACAAGATTGCGAAAATAGATGGCCATTTGGTATTGACAATCTTGGTATATGTTGTATAATTATTATTGAGAAGTAAGGTTGTGGCCAGACAACATTTAAAAACTGGCGCATTCAGCGGAATCTGTAATCCGCAATTATAAATAACAGATATAAAGAATGTGGAGGTAGTTATGACAATCAAAGAAGTATTTGATAAGGCAGAAAATGGAACTCTCACTTACGACCAGTTTACGGAATTAACTAAAGATGCTAAATTCGCGGACTTGGCAACTGGTGACTATGTTTCAAAAAAGAAGTTTGATGATGAACTCGCAAACAAGGATAATCAGATTCAGACTTTGAATGGAACACTCAAAGACCGTGACAAAGATTTAGAAACTCTTAAAACTCAACTTGTGGATGCAGGCACTGATGCAGAAAAACTTACAGCACTTAATGATGATTTCACCAAATTGCAGGGTAAGTACGATGCAGATGTAAAAGCATACAAGGAACAGTTGAAGAAGCAGGCATACGATTTCGCAGTAAAGGAATTTGCCAATACTAAAGAATTCACAAGTGGTGCCGCAAAGAGGGACTATATCGACCAGTTACGTAAAGCAGAACTTAAGATGGACGGTGACAAGATTCTTGGCGCTGAAGATTTTACAACAAAGTATATGGAAGAAAATGCCGATGCATTTGTTATAAAATCTGAACCTGCTCCTGAACCCGCAAAACACGAACCTCCTAAGTTTGTTAGTCCTACGGGTGGAACAGAGCCTGCAAAGCCCTCATTGTCAGAACTCATGAGAATGAAAAACGAAAATCCGGAGGCTGTTATTAGTCTCTAATAAGAACAAAGGAGAAAATTAAAAATGGCACAGTATTTTGATGCGAAAATTTTTAATGGTGAAGTATTCAAACAGTATGTTGACAGAGTACCGAACACCAAACTTAATGAATTACTTAAGTCCAGAGCAATCGTATCTCGTCAGGACTTAGCATCCACGATGTCTGACCAGGTTGGTGGTAACTATGTAACCACACCTTTGAAAGGTCTCATCAGTGGCGCAGTACCGGTAAACTACGATGGCGTTACGAACATTACATCCAACAGCACACAGACCTTCTCTCATTCGAGAGTTGTTGTAGGTCGTGCAAATGCTTGGACTGAGAAAGACTTCTCTTATGATATCACCGGTGGTGTTGACTTCATGGAGAACGTTGCACAGCAGTTAGCAGAGTATTGGGATGAAATCGACCAGGATATCCTCATTTCTATAATGAAAGGTATCTTCTCGATGGCAGATACAGAAGGCGCTAAATTCGTTGATACCCATACATCTAATATCGTAGCGGTTCAGAACAGCGAAGGTGTTACAGGACACATGGATGCTACATCTCTTAACACCGCTATTCAGAAGGCTTGTGGAGACCACAAGGGTAAATTCTCTCTTGCACTTATGCACTCCGCAGTAGCAACGAACCTTGAGAACCTCAAGATTCTTGTTTACTTAAAGTACAACGATGCAAACGGTATGCAGAGAGATGCCGCTCTTGCAACTCTTAATGGACGCCTTGTACTTGTAGATGATAGTATGCCCGTTGAGTATCCTAACGCTACATATGCAAAGACCTCTGATGTTGAAATCGTAGACGGCAAGACATACTACACCAGAACTGGTACCTCAGGTCATTACGTATACACACCTGTTGCTAATCCCGTAGTTGCAGATATCGGTTCTTACTATGAGATTACAGACCTCGGTGCGGCACAGTACACGACATTCATTCTTGGTGATGGATCTATCGAGTACACGAACTGTGGTGCAAAAGTTCCTTACGAAATGGATAGAAATCCTTCTGTTAACGGTGGTGAAGATACCCTTTACTCTCGTCAGAGAAAGTGCTGGGCACCTTATGGTATTTCCTTCACAAAGGCTTATATGTCCACTCTTTCACCTACTAACGCAGAATTGGAAGATGGTCGAAATTGGGAACTTGTAAACACAGGCGGAACCAACAAGAAGTATATCTCTTCTAAGGCAATCCCGATTGCAAGAATTATATCCCTTGGCTAATCATTATTTCAGGAAGGTGGTGTAGACTATGTATTTATCTTATGAGGAATATCAAGAGATGGGTGGTACATTAGTTGAAGCCACCTTCAATGAATATGAGTTTACGGCTGAATCACTCGTTAACTGGTACACATTTAATAGGCTGAAAAAAGAAACTACATATCCGACAGCATTGCCTAGGCTCATGTATGCGCTGATTCACATGATTCAGTTAAAGATGGACGCATTAGGAAATAACTTCGTAGATGAAAGCGGAGCAATTGTTTCAGGTGCTGTAGCAAGACAGTCGAACGACGGTGTATCAATAGAAT